TGTTCAATATTATTTTCAGTTGTACTCATGGCAAGTCCGTTATATCTACCTTATATGTATAAGAATCTGATACGTTAGCTGTAATTGGATCTGGTGTTATTGAGATCTTGGAGTAATCCACAATGTTTGTAATTGCTTCCTTGATCAAACTTGTTTCATGTGGTTGACCGTAGAAGTAACTCTTGACTGTAAAATTCAAAGTCCAAATGATGTTACGTGTCTCTGAAGTGTATCCACCGACATAACCACTATCATATGAAACTTGATCCAGTACGATTGGAATCTCTTTTACGATACCCAGATTGGTTGATAGATTTACTTTGATTTGTAATCTGGTGTAAAGTAAGGAAGAATTGTCTCAAGAATCTGTGCGCCATCTTCTTCATTTCTTGTGTAGATATACAAGTTGAAGCTGATGTTGTATGGGACAGGATTGAATTGACGCTGAATGTGTCCATTCTGATCCGAATAAAAGTTCTGTGAGTTTGTAACTTGTTTTCGTGAAGCATCATACTTCACGCCAGTCATTTCGAATGACATAGCAGGTAAAGTAATTTGAACGTTACGATCAAGATTAGGATCGCCCTGGAGACGAGCCACATATTTTTCTTTGTTTGAGTATTGAATAGGAACTAGAAAACGTTCTGCTTCTTGACCATCTTCTGCGTGACGAATCACTTGAATCTGGTTGAATAAATTACCAAACCCAAGTGTGACTGCTCTGATTGTACTTTGAAACGGCATTGACATTATAGATTACCTATTCCACCAAATGGATTTGTTTCTGTGGTGTCTACAACATTGTTAGCACCATCGGCAATAACTTTGTTGTCATATGGAACATCATTATCAACGTTAGCCAATGGATCAAACGTGTGAATCACACCATATGCATTTGATGACATACCATAGATTGGACCGTCATAGAATGCACCAGCTTGATTTGAGACTGCCAAGTTATTGGAAACCATATCCCAACTTGTTACAACAGCAGTTGCGGTTGCATTTTCGTATGTTGCATCTGGACTTTGGAATACGATTTCTCTGTATGAGAAGTCACCATTCGTTTCTTGTGGATCCAATTCGAACACCACGTTGTATGCAGACTGAGCCACGTAATCGATTTCTTCCACTCCAGTGTCCACAAACTCCTGAGAGTATTTGAACAATTCAAGATGTAGTTCATAGAAGTATGGGTTTTTACGACCCAACATGAACATATCCTTGTTACCTTGAACAAATTTGATTTCATACAATTCACCCTTACCAGAAGAACCAGTAAATGGAATGTAGATCAAATCGCCTTCACGAGGACGTTGTAGAATGTTCTGTGGAATTCGCTGAGAGAAAGTACGCTTGGCAAGCATAACTGATACAGAGTTTCTAATCTCAAGACCAAACTTGGAGAAGAATTCTTGTTCACCATCATAACCTGTCATGTTCGACAAATACAACTCAACTGGGAATGCATTTGTAAATTTCTTCAACGGATCATCCCCGTAAAGCAAATCTCGTGCCTGATCATTCACGTTGTTCAAATAATAGCCATCAAATCCATATTGTTTAATGGCTTCGACCATCAAATCCTCAACGAGGTTTTGTTCGGCTTTATTGTTGTAATGGTTAAAATAGTGATTTGTTGCCATATTAATTCATGAACCATTCTAGTGGAGCACCGTAGTTGTTCTCCATCTCTTTTTCAAGTCTTTCAATTTCGTCAGCAGCTTCTTGGTAAATCTTGTCACCGTTCAAAGAAACTCCACCAGGTAATTGAATACCTTGGAACTTCTTCAAGTTGTTACCCCAAGTTCTTTTAATGAGTGCTGTTGTGTATTCTTTCAACCAACGATCATTCCAAACGTAGTTGAACGTATCTGGATTAATCGCAGCATAGCATTCCATAACAGCAACTTGACCTGGAGAAACTTCAAAGTTATGACTCCATGCCCAATCGATGTATAGACGTTGCATCAAACGGTTGAAACGAATAGGAACTTCACCTGTGAACATCAGTTCAAGTGAACGCAAGTGTTGTTGTGTCAATGTGTAGTTCACATACGAAGCTGATGTGAAGTCATACAATTCATTTAGACGTAGTTGATATCTCAAGTCGAACATGTTAACTGTTGCTTGAGAATCTGTAATTGGGAAGATTCGAGAAATGCCAAGAATATATAGAGGATTATTTGCATTATCAACAGCTTCGGAACAATCTAAGTAACGATTGTTAACGTCAGTTTGTGTGATGTGCTTAACCCAATACACTTTTTGTGTACCGTCGAAATGATAATCCTGCCAATATTGAATGGCATCATCGATACGATCTTCAATCTGATCATCATCCACGTTGATTTGGATGGTAGGCCACCCAAGTCTACGTAGACAATAATGTTTGAAATCGCTTCTTGTTGTAATAGGACCAGCCATAGTTTATCCCCTTTCTTATATTTATCGGGCTAAACTAGGTTATGCCGTTCTTATCAAACAACCGTTAAAGGTGTGTGCTTGACTCGACGACCCAATTGATACGGGACTACCTGAAGATTGAACACCATATACTGAAACATAATCCGAAACACCATTCATATAAACGATGGTCGAAATGTGTGCATTGGTGTTAATACCAGCCCAAGAAACAAAGTTTTGAGCAACAGTTTCGTTTTGTTTAAGGATCGAGATACCCATGTTAAACGTAGTAGCACCACCAGTAGCGCCAAATGTTGCATTGATCATATAATAACCTGCTACGTTTGGTGCCCAAGACCAAGGTGGAGTATAGATACCATTTAGGTATAACCACTGGTTTGTTGGGTTGTAGCAGTTATTTGTATCGATCTGAACTCTGTTGTATGGTACTTGTCCAGGTGGGTTACCGTTGTTTGTTAAAAACGTATCTCCCCATGCTCTGAACACTGGTATGTTGGCATTCCCCTTTGTGTAGTTGAATGAACCTGTCACGGTTAGATTTCCCGTGACAGTGTTAGCACCAACGTAAACACTGTTTGCAATGTTTACGTTTCCACCTGTGGTGGTGAGTTGGGTGCCACCGACAACCAACCCATCAGTTTCAAGAAAGATCTTGTTTAACATTACGCTTGAGCCTCAGTCCAAGAGATACGAGAAGCAACGTTAGCTGCGGTAGTACCAATGTTCTGAGCCACGATGGTGATCATATCTGGACCATCTGGGTAGAAGTATTGGTTAGGGTTGTTTGTGAAACCACCACCTAGGATAGAGTTACCAATATCACGGATCTTAGTCAAGTCTGCTGTGATAACAGAGAAGTTGTTAGCACCAGCAGAGTTAACAGCGTAGAAACCGTAGATGTTTTCACCGCCAGTTACTGCAACGTTACCAGAGTGGTCGCAAACTTGTGCCAAGGAAGATGTACCGTTAGCAAGTTTGTTCCATGAACCGATAACACCACCGTTAGCTGACAACTGACCGTTCAACACAACAGTAATCAAGAAGTTACCGTTAGCCACAACTTCAGCAGCAACTGGTTGCAATTGCATACGGTTGATAATTTCACGTTCACCCAAACGACCAATCAAACCAGAGTCAACAGATGGTGACACACGGATAGATTGCAATGCAATGGACTGACCTGCGAAACAAGTTTGTTGTGGTTCACCGCTCACGAATTGCAATGACAAGTCGCCTTGGAAACCACCGTCCATCACAACAGATGAACCCCAGTGAGAAATAACTGGTGCAAACTGTGGTGCGTGTAGATACACTGGAATCGCTGTGTTAGCCAAAGTCAAGTTGTGCGCTGCCGCAGTACCAGCCATTTGAACGAATGTCAAACCGCCAGAGATTGCTGCTGTAGGTGATTGTGTCAACTGGATAATGTTGTTACCAGCACCTGCTGCGTTAGGGAACACTGCGTTAACATATGTACCAAAAGGAATACCTGTTGGGCCGTTAGGGTTGTACACTTGCATACCTGGTTGCAATGTTGCAACAGAAGCTGATGTATAAATGTTTGGAGACAATGCGCCACCAGTACATGTCAATGTAGTTGTAGCCTGACCACGAGTTAAGCCGTTGAATGAGTTGTTAGCACCTGTGTAAGATGTGTAATTAACATATTCATAACCTGCTGGGTCAGCAATCAACAATGTACCAACTTGTGGGAAGTCACGACCAGTGTAAGTCATTGTGTTAGCAACAACCATAGATGTTTGTGATGAGTTAACTGAGTTAGCCATCAACAATGTTGGTGTGAATGTGTTGGTTTCGTAACGTGCTGGAAGGTTACCAGAACGCATGTAAGCCATGAAGTTTTGGTTGTTGTTTACCACACGGTGAACGTATTGAACAGAACCTTTTGGATCACGTAGACCGAAACGAACTGCACCTGCACCGTACCATGAGTAGTCGATGTAGAACATTTGCATTTTAGCCAAATCCAACAACTGACCAGAAGGACCAGTACCATCCATCTTATCGATGTTCCATTGATAAGAAGGTGTACGAACGTCAACAGTCTTGGAAATAATTACAGGACCACCTGGTGTCACGCCACGGAATGGTGGAGAGATTGTCATTTGGTTATCTGATGTGATATCCATAACACGGTAAGACATACCACGGATAACAACGAAGTCACCTGGGATCAATTGCTTGGACAACTTAGGTTGTGTCAAACCGTTGATAGAACCACCAGTTACAGTTGCAGAGTTGTTAGTTACTGTGTAAACACCAGACAATTGTGTAATGGAGTTACGACGAACTGCCCACAATGTTTGACCATCAAATTCAAAGAACGCACCGTTTTGTGAATCGAACATACCGATACGGTTTTTGGAACCATACCAAGAAGTTGCGTTGATGGATACAACGTTAGAAGCTGGAGAAGCTGGTTGGAACGCTGTTGGTTGTGGTACAGAGTTAGCAATGTATTGGAATTGAACTGGGTTCAATACAGCAGATACGTTAAACTTACCGTTGTATGCAGACTGATCCGCACCAGAAACAGTGATAGGAACACCTGGAGTTACATAGTGTGGGAACTTAGTTGTAACTGTGATGTTGTTAGCACCTGCGTTGTTCACGTTAGCAGAAACGTCATCCACGAAGAAGTGTGGCTTCAAGATTGAACCTGTGGACATTTGGATACCTTTACCAGATTGGTAACGGAAGTAACGGCGTGTCTGACGAATAGTTTGCAAGTTGTGAGCTTGGTTACCAGAAGCGAAGAATACACCACCATCAAATGCACGGTGAACAACTTGAACATCTGGACGAGCATAAACTGCTGCGTTAGAGATTGTACCAATGTTCAAAGAGTTTGCTGTAATCACTGTTGTGAACTGAGTTGAGTTCAAAACTGTTGCAACTTGGAAAGTTGTATTAGGTGCGTTAGCGGCTGTACCAGAAACTGATGTGTTAGCCACAATAATACCATCACCCACCTGCAAACCGTGTGGTTCAACTGTTGTGATTGTCATTGTGTTACCAGAAACTGTTGGCTGACCAGACAAAGTAAATGCTGAGTTAGCATAGAAAGCACCAGAGAAGCCCAATGTCAAGGATGAGTTGAAGATTGAACCTGTAGTACCCAAGTATGGGTAACGTGCAGTATATGTGAATGTGTAGTTTGGAGAAACTGTGTTGTTAGCTTCAACCAAGAATGGACCGTTTGCACCGAAGAACAATGTATCTTGAATTTGAAGTGGTGTACCAACTGGAGGTGGCAACACTGGATATGTGTTACATACGATCTGTTGTGAACCTTGTGTAGCTGTGATAGAAGACAAAGCTACAGTGTTGGCTGGTAGGTAATAGAATGTTGGACGGTTGTTTGTTAACAACAATGATTCCCACTTAGTTGGTTGAAGACCGTATTCAAAGTCGGTATCAATCAATGATTGTGGAGAAGACATTCTCATTTTACCAACTGGATCGGTAAATGCTTCATCTGGTTGAATTACTTCAAATGCTTCGTCAATTGTGATTTGCAACAAATCTGCGGCAGACATTGCAGATGTGTTGTATGACAAAGTGATCAATGTGGAAGCAGGAGTATCGTTTGTAGCTTGAGTATATGTCCAAGCAGTTGCAACCAATGTTGGGTCACTAAAGTTATAGATAACCTTGTTTGACGCTACGTTGGTGATCAACAAAAGACGTTCTTTAGGGATGATTCTTGGAATCGAAATCTGCTTCAACACTGGGTTGAAGGTATATTGTGTGTCTAAAATGACTCTACGTGCCATGTTTTTTCCTTTAGTTTAATAACTGAACATCATATTTATTTCGTCAAACGGATACGTTTTCAGATTGAATGGTTGCTGCTTATCGTTTGTGTTTTGCATGTAACCAAAGAATCCCATACCTGTCATCGGAGGGCTTGAGAATGTGATTGTGCTACCGCTGATAGTAAAACCAGGATATGACAATCTGGAGAGAGATTTACTCATCAAAGAAAGATTGAAGTAATCAATACCATACAACAATGGAAGCACTGGTACATTTCCGATTTTAATCAATAGTTGACTTGGATTTGTTGGTGTCAGTGGACTACCATTGGAAAGAAGTGGGAATGTAACATCCACTCCATTAAATGATCCAGAAATATCATCCAAGATGTAAGTAAATCCTGGTCCTGTTCCGTCTGGATATGAAAACGAAGTCGCAACAACATTACCAAAGGAATTGGCTGTGATTGTGTTTGCTTTAATGTCGCCGTAGTTATTGGCGGTAATTGTCGTAGCAGTAAATGATGTTACATTTAGGCTAGGAATGCTGGAAGCAAAATTGATTGTATTGGCATTGATGTTACCGTTTTCGTCAACTAGATTCCATGTGCCAACGGTAATGCCATTCTTTACAATAAAGTTTTTATTGGACAAGATTCATTTTCCTCTTGTTAGATGTAAAAAAAGCAGAGAGGTTTTCACCATCTCTGCTTTTATTTAGTTTAAATTAAAATTAAACTGGAACTTCTTCCCATGTGAAGGAACCGATCAAGCTGTTTGTACCAGAAACAGTTGACATGTACAAGCAAGCATAGCCTGTTGGAGGAATCACGATGGAGCCTTCCAAATCATACACGGATGGAACTGTCATTGGTGCAGTGATAGCAGCAGTACCTGCAAATGCCAATGTCATCATAGGCACGGAAGTAACAACTGGACCTGTTGCTTGACCGAAGGTAGCAGCAGAATACAATTGACCAACTGGCAATGGACCGTTAACAAAGTTGTTACGTGTTGTGATTGCTGTTGTAGTTGCTGGTGGCAATGCAGAGAAACCAGTAGCGATAGACAATGCAGAAGCAGCAGCTTGAGCAACAGTCAATGCATAACCGACTTTTTGCAACACCAAGTTAACTTGTGAGCCTGGTGGGTTGTACAAAACGATACCAGTGTATGCTGTGTTGTTAATAACACCCAAAGCGGAAACTGTAACACCTGTTGCACCAGCGATAGCGCCAGAGAAAAGGTTACGACGAAACGCTTGTTCGTAATAACGACCGTGCAATTCTGATACGATTACGTCACCCAATTGACCTTGGCGAACCGCCACTGGTGTACCTGGGCCAACGGATTGTGTGGAAGATGGTCCAACTTGTCCTTGAATTAGCATTTAAAAAACTCCTTAGTTTGTAGAGGTTGAAGGTTGATTACTAATGTTAGTGATATCGTCTCGGTATGATTGGATATCGTCCCCTGTCATATTTAGCGTTAGTCCTTGTGCTAAAATTTGCGAATGTACTTTAAGTTCAACCAACACTTGGTTCATTGACTCTTGTAGCATCTGCAACTGTCCACCAAATTCGACAACTTGGTTATTTTCATAACCAGCAGCGGTTTCGTAGAATACTTCCAACATATCTGTTGCGGAATGAGAGCTTGTGTCAGCACTCAACAACATATTTGATGGATTATTGGAGAAACCAGCAAAACCGAATTGCGGTGTTCCTGGGATATACAATGGGGTATTACGAGTTACGTTAATAACTGCGTAAAGCTTGTCCAATGAAAATCCAGGATAAGCACTAAAATCCAACGTTCCCAACCCTGCGTTACCAGGAGTGAATACGGGGTTAAATGAGATTAATTGTTTCATGTTTTATTTATAAACCTTGTTGTTGCAGGGAATATACTCTTATTTATATTGTGATTAACCTAGAGCTAAAGCAAACACCATAGATTGTGTCTGTGTTAGTACTGGGACAGAGTTGATAGTCATGCTAGACGCTGAAACAACGTTTGCTGAAATTGTGTTTGCAATAGCTGCTGTTGCGTACAAATTACCTGTAACACCAGCGCCACCGTTGACAGTCAAGGCACCAGTTGTAGTAGATGTACTAGCTGCACCAGAGTTGGCTGTCAATTGACCAGCTACAACTTCTGTAGATTGGATAATTTCCTGATTGACAATTGTGGTTGTTCCAGCAATTGTCAAATTACCTGTTACTGTAAAATTAGAATTTGCAAC